GACCCATTGTTAAACACAAGGATCTCTTTGCTTTTATCTTTTGCATACTGCGCAGCAAACACCTGCGCTTGTGATGGTACTTCAACGTACGGCAGTACTAACGTACCTTTTGCTCCGTTGGCATAGTAGTGGTCTTCCATCAAAGCCTCTAAGTTAGCTCTGCTGGTCTCTCCACCACCGGCCACGATTACAAAGTATTCTTCCATGTAAGTCTCCTTGGTAGGGGGAGACGAACAGTACGCCTTGGGTATTAGTTTTGTCTAGTTATAACTGGGCGATAGGTAACGGCACGCTCTACCAAAGCCAGCATTGACTTAGAAACAAATGCTCCGGCCATTGTGTATAGAACAAATGTTCGAATGTCTTGATCCATACCAGCTAGCCAAGTAGTCAATGCGCTTGCTAAAATTGAGGAAATGGTATTTGTTGTCCAGCTTTTAATAAAGATCTCTATAAAGTTTAAAGCTGGCTCAGCTACAGCTAGCAAGAAGGCAGCTCCGAATGAGACAAGTAATAGTTCCAACATGTGGGCTATCCTACTACGTTTTTGGCTGCCCTAGGTATATAGCTACAGTTGAACCTAGGGATAAAACCTCTTCTAAGTAATCCACAATACGTAATTGAATTGCTAAACGGTTCTTGTAGAAGTGGCTTCTTCCAGCGGCTACTGAACCTTCCCATAGGAAGTCAGACCCGTAACCAGGCCCGCCGTTTCCATCAAAATACTCTAGTACGAATGGGCTGCTTTCAAATAAAGCTGAATCAATTTGTAATATATCGCCAACGGTAGCCGACCAATTGAGCTGTACATGTGCGTAAGCAGCTGTAGCAGGGGATTGCCCAGTTACGTCATGGCGTGACCACTCTGTTGTAGTTGTTTTAGCAGTACCAGTTGTAGCGCTTATAAAAGTCTTTGTAGAGTCGTACCAGTGGATTGAAGGCGTTACTGATTCGGTTCCCGCAGTTGTCATAGCGTAGTAGCTAAAAGTGTATGGGGTATTTGTGTAATGTATTGGCATCAAATCAGCTGTGGTAGTGGTTGACTTTAATTCTACCGAAGTTCCTGTAGCAGTAAGTCGTAGAGCGTCGCCGCCTTTAAAAGCAAGTCCAGAAGCCGCAACAGTAGTTACGTTAGAAGATGTTAATGAATATCTAAAAGAAGTACTAGTGACTGCTGTAATAGTAAATGCTCCATCAAACGGTGCGCCAACACCAGATACTACAACCTTTTCTCCGACTTCAAGGGTATGCGTTGTGTTAACTCCAATAGTTGCTACGTTGCTTGAGATACCTTTTGTTAATACTGTGTATATGTCAGTTCCAGGTTCTGGAGTCGTTGTGTCTACTGTTCCGGTTGCTCCGGTAAAAGCCCATGGAGTAAACGGGGAAGCAAAGTGAGGGTTTAACAGCTCATTGATTCGTGTAGCTTTAATTGTAATGTGGGTTTGACGAGCCTCATCAAAGTCAGTAACTGCACCAGCTTGTTCAATTTGCGCACCATCAAAGTAGTGGCACTCGTTGCTTGAAGCAGCGGCAACTGAAGCAATAGATACTCCAGTCACAGCATAGTAAGCACCTGAAGGGGCCGTTCCGGTAGCTGTAAGTCGAGTTGCCCAAGCAGTTGTTGTGTTAGCTGTAGCTGTTCCACTTGTAGTAGATATCAAAACGCCAAATCGCGTGTACCATCTGATTTTTGGAGTAATAGTTCTAACAGTGCTGTCAGCTGTTGAGTACACACTAAAGGTGTACGCGCTGCCTGCTGTTACAGGGATGCCTTTTGTTATTGGCGCGGATATGCCACAGGCAACTTCTACGGTTGCAGAAGACCCACTTGTATTTGTTACGCAAAGTATTCCCAACTGTTTGTTAGGAAAAAATAATGGGGCAGTTGATTCAGCGTAAGGCTCTGGTACAGGTACTACAGTCCCAGTCTGTCTACGTGCCGCAAGGTCGGCTCCCGTTAAGCTATAGCTAATAGAACTAAAGAGTGGCAACTCCATGTTTTGTACATAGAATTTATTACCTACTTTATATTCGTGTGCACCAATTGTTAAGGTAGCCACGTTACTGGCTAGAGACACTTGAGTGATTGAAGCTCTTCGAACGCTAGATAAAGAGCCATTACTTACCGACTCCCAGTGACCAATAGATTCTTCAAATGATGAGTCGTTGTAGTCAAGCATTAAATTGTGGCTTACTGTAATTCCATCGATAGTAGGGTTAGGAACGTTTGCTATGGTAGGTACGGCAAACCCAGAGAAAGCTTTTACATACTCACGAAGCCCCTGAAGGCTTCCCTTTTCTTTATAGAGTTGAATAGCGTCTCGAACAAGAATACGCGATTGTTGGAATCCAATCTCTGGCTCATACTCTAACCCAAACTGTTTAAGCATTGACGGGATTAAAACGCCGCCGACCTTTTCAAGGTTATATCGTTCAATTAATAGATCTGTTAATGTTTGGAAGTAGTCCAGTTGAAACCCAAAAAGGTTTAACACGCTGGATAGAGCAGAGTTATTCATGTTGGTGTCAACGGAGTAGGCAGACTCTATTTTTGTAACCTCTGGAAGGTACTCAAACATCCGTGTGTTATTACGGTGGTTTTTAACAGATAGCCCAGTAATGTCTCCTGCTCGAACCCAGGAGTACTGTACAGTTTCAAACACGAACAACGAATAGTAATAAAATCTACCTTCAGACAACCCTGAAGTATCTGTATAAGAAGTTGGGTCATCATTTTTAAATACAGATAAAAGGTTCACTCCATCAAAAGGGGTTATAGGGAACCCATAAGAGTTTCTAACAAGGCGAATTTTTGCCCATGCTCCGGTAGGACTAACCCAGTTTAAAGAGATCTCTCCGTAGTTGGAAGCAGTAGCTGTGAACGGGGTAGCATCAAAAGAGATTAAGCTGCTAGCTCCATAAAAGCTATTACCGTAATAATCAATACCGTAGCGTGACATATTAGATTGTGATTCCTCCGCTAGCTGTGATTACTAAGTCTCCGATTTCTGGAATCTCTTGTGTGTCGCACACGACATCTGCTACTACTAAAATAGTTGAAGTTCCAGTTGCAACAGCAGATGTTACATTGGTAGCGATCTGTGAATAACTAAATGTGGTTGATGTAACAGCGGTAATAACAAATGTTCCATTAAAAGTACTGTCTACCCCTTCTACCAAAACTGTTTGGCCTACGGTAAACCCATGAGCTACGCTTGTTGTAATAGTAGCCACGTTAGAGGTCAAAGCTTTATTAGTAATAGTCTTGGTGTTTACCTCATCTTGACGAACTAGTTTTGAAAGGTTTGCATAAGCAACCCCATTAACGGAGCTAATAGCAGTCAAGATGTCTTGAATAGTAATTCGGTCAGCAAATGATACGTTGCTAAAATCTAGCAATGACAAGAGTGTTTCTTCTACAGCAGCTTGAACTAGTGACTGCTTGTATTGAGGCAATACTGTGACGCTGATATTAATATCAATAGGCACATATGATGGCGGTTGCAATGTGACCGTAGTATTTGCAGGCGCTCGGTCTACTAAGTAGTCTAATACAGCAGTGCTTAGAGTGTTAAAGACTGTAGATGGAGTAACTCCATCAAGTTCTACGCCTTTGTCACCAAATGGCGCAAAATAAATAGTAACGCTTGTATACACATCTGCTACAGAGATAGCTTTTGCAACACCGCTAACTTGAACACATAGCTCTGCGTAGTCGCGCAAAGACACTGCTCGGTTTAACGTACGTACGCTTTTAGGAGCGTTAATCCGGATATCGTCGGTTGATTCTGAGTCAGCCCCGCCTGTAGCTGCGCCGTCTCCAGATGAAGAGATGTCTTGGTTGGCTACACTTAAGCCTGAAACTGCGTTTGTTAATACAAATTTTACTGTATTTGTGGCAACATTTCCTTCTACTCCACCACCAATACGATAGGTTGCAAAAATCTTTGCACCATTAGGTGGGATTCGACCACTTACGTTGTCACCAAAGGTTATAAAAGTTGTGCCCGCAGCGTTAGTAGTTGATGAGAACACCGCATCAAAATTGTTATAGTCAATCAAGTATTGAACTTGAGTATATGAAACCCCGTTTATAACTACGTCAATGCTGTTATTAATAACTGGGGATTCTGACAGCTGGAAGGTTTGGTTAACTGACCCATCTGAAGTTCCAACTCCGTTTCCGCTTGGATCTGTAGGGCCTTCAGAAGTAATTGTTACACCTTGGGTAGCGGTGACAGTTGCTGAACCGTTAGTTGACCCTACTTTTGCGGGAACAACTACTGCCGCATTGGTTTCAAAAATAATCTGAGTAGATGTAGCGCTTGAGATAGTTGTTGTTGCTACCTGAGTCAGGGCAGGGACGGTAATTGCAGAGGCGGTGCTATTCTGAAAAGTAAGCGTAACTGTAGACGCTGTTCGGCTTGTAGGGACATAACTCAATAGGTTTGCAAGCTGTAGCACGTTATCGCGCTGGCTTGCTGTAGTGATAAAGGCTTCGTTAGCGGAACGGTCGATATAGTAATTAAGAAGGTCACCCATGTAAGCAAATAGCTCTACTAACACCATTCCAAAGTCTGCGGGGTCTCGGTTAGTCCACCCAGGGGCATAATTCGGGATAAGAGCAAGCATGTCTTCTCTTAGAGCCGCATAATCGCGGGACGTATAGTCCACCTGTGGGATGTAGCTGTTAGACATTTGGTACCTCCAAGAGTACTTCTCCAGACCTGTTAAGGATAGCGGTTTTTATCGTTACAGTGTCGTCAAGGGCGGCACCATAGTTGTATGTAACTTCAATATTTAACGTTGACTCTGCTTCGTCAAAGTATGCCTCTACGGTTATAAGCGCTAGTTGAGGAAGCCAACGAGAAAACGCAACAGATATTGCTTGTCGAATAGTTACTTTTGCATTTTCAATCCCTTCAAAGGTAGCCAGCTTTGCGTCACTACCAAAGCTAGGCTGCATGACGCGCTCACCAAGGCTGGTCATGACAACCATTGTTACGCGGTCTTGAAAAATCTTTTTAATGTCGGTAGTAAACGAAATCCCACCGCTTTCGTTAAACCCGAAGGGCAATGATATGGCTTTCTCTATCATGGTTGTACTCCTATCCATATCGGAAAGTTAGGGTCTCCAGAAATATACATAATCCAGACTGTTTGATTGAGCCTAGGAAGCAGTCTATGTGGAGAGTGCTCTGCCGTTGTGTTTGTTTCTTGACTGTCGTTCCAAAGCTCATCTGTGTCTGCTGCAACTTTTCTAGGATGTTTTAAAGTCCCAGCTCCTGCTTTTGCTACAACAGTCAACGCTGGAACCGTCTCGGTATCCCCTCTAGAGTCAGTTACGGATACAGGGGTAGTAGTTAGAAGTGCAGCAATTTGAGCAGCTGTGTGCTCTTGATGGTCGGGGTGATTTGAGTTACCAATAACAGGTTGACAAGAACGTGCCCAACCCGTCCACTCAACATCTCCTGTAACCTGGGGAACGGTAACTCGAATTCTGTTATTATTTTCAGGGTCTTCAATGTCTTTAACAAAACCTTCATATACTCCGTAGTATCTCTTATCGTATGACATCAAAGTGTTCCGTTTCGTTGCAGGCGCGATATAACATAAGAAGGCTTACGTATCTCAGGAACTCGTGGCTCTAGAGAAGTAGTTGTACTTTTCCATACGGGAGGCGTCACTTTGGTTGTACCGACGGTTGGCTTGGCTCGGTTATTTAAAGAACCAAAGCTTCCTTTTAACTGTGGGCTGGCAACTATTGAGCGCTTAAGAAGTTGAGTTGTAGGTTTTACTTTTGTCTGTCGCACATTCGGAATTATAGTTCTAGTAGGAACTGCACTTGGAGCAGTTATATTACGGCCGTCTGTCCAAGGTTTAGTAGAGCCTAAAGAGTCTGTTCCTACTTCTAGCACTGTTGTGTACGTATAGATG